AAAGGCTGAATTCTTGTACAACCACACCAAAGGGCATGGCGAGCTTGTGCCTTGCGTGTGGGTTAGCCTCAAAGCCCTAAGAGGGCAAGTGTTTCGGATTGAGTCGTTGCTAACCGATTATGGCGCTTTATACGACAAACTACCCATCCACGCCTATGTGTGGAAAGAGGGCGCTAGTGACCTGCCTGTGGACACTCTGCAATTGTGGGACTGCATGGGGTATCGGTTTACCATTGTTGAAAAGATCGGCTTGCGTAACCTTGGCGTTAAGTTTTTAGGCAAGGATAAGCAATGGCACTTTGGCACATACTTGTTTACCGTTGACTTTTGTGCCGATGGGATGGATTTGGACATCGGCTTTACAGAGACCGCCGAGGAGCATAAGAGCTTTAACTGGATTAAATTAGAAAATGGTCAATTTGCTTGCCAACCCAACAACCGCTGCCTGTGGTATGACCAAAGCCTTGTGCCATCACAAACCAAGTTTCCCGATTTCCAAGCCGCGCAGCATCTGTGGTCAGTGGATGGCACACGCAAATGGTCAGCGGGGGACGATTGGTTTTACACAATAGAGGAAAAACATGACTAAAGCACAACAGGTATTTGAGGCCATGATGATTGCCAAGGGCTATACAGACTTTGATCAAGTTAATGATAGATATACCAGTTCAAGCATTCAAACCCGATGGATCTATTTTTTAATGGGTTGGCAATTAAGGGGAGTGCAATGAGTTTTAGACAAACCACAATCCAATATATAAAGGATATTCTTAGAGCCAAGACTATTTCTGAGGTGATTTACGCCGAGCTGCAAGAAGCTCATTTACGCAAATTAGAAGCTGAAACCGCCGCTGAATATGCGGACGCTGCCATAGAATTTAACGAGCGCCGAATTCAACGGCTTGAACGCCGCTTACATCAACATAAACAAGAGGTTTTATGATTGCAACTGTATTTGCTTTAGCCCTTGGCGCTATCATCGGCGCGGGAACGCTGATTCTTTTTGTTATGGCATTGGCATACGTTCAAAGTGAGGACAATCTATCAGATTGGAGAAGTTCCCACCCCAACGATTCTTTGGGTGAAGAGCTTCCCAATAAGCCCCAAGAGGCGCAAGAATTGCCTTATCCCAAATGATTTTGTTATCCTTAAAAAAGTTTAAATCTATGGCGCAGCGCTTAAGGTGGATGCTATTCATGGTTTTAGATCGACCTGTTTTAAAGTAAATTGCCTGTTGTTCAGGAGTCCGCGCCAGCTCCCCGCCGGTTACCATAAAACCCTGCTCTGTGGCAAATTGGATCAGTTTGCAGGCATCCAATAGGAATGCAGCTTGTTCAGTGCTTAAGCTCATTTTTCTTCCTCATCATGCGATAGTTTTACGCCAGCCAATAAACCAATAAAGCCGCCAACAATGGTTTGAAATGCGGGGCTAATCAATTTAAATATTTCTGCGTTATCGACCTTTTCATCAAATAATCCAGCCATAAGCACAAAAACCATGCTAATGATGACAACGCACAAAGTAAAGCTGACCATCATGGTGACAAAGAAAGTTAGCTTGGCTTTCATTTCTTCCTCATTTCTGCAAGTTTTTCAACCGTGCGACCACCAAAGTAAGCGCCCATGATCAGCATTCCCCAGTTACCTAATAAAGTAACGTAAGACTCGTTTGCGTTGTACCCAAAGGCAGACATCATTGCAAACAAGAAATAGCCTAAAAAGATGGCTATAAGGCTCATGGGGCGTATGTTCTTGGATAGCCAAGAGTCAGATGCCATATCTGAATTCCAGCGGTCTGTGACGTTGTTATCCTCGTTCTTAGCGGCATCGGCAAATAACTGTAATTCAGCCAATTCCATTTTTGCTTTTTCAATGCCTAGCTCAAGCAAGCGCTCTTCGTGGTCAAATTGAAGTTGGCGTAACTTGCTGACATCTTCAGGGGTCGGATTGTCAGGAATTTTTACGCCCAAAGTGTTTTCTACCACCTCTTTGCCCTTGGCTTGAATTGCGCTACTAAGCAAAGTAAGGCCGTTTTGGGCAAGGCTACCGAGGAGTGACGCGACTATTGGAATCATCTTCTTCCTTTGTTTTATTGATTAATCTTTGCATTACTTCTTGCTGGCGTTTTGTCTCTTGCTTAGTTTCTAATATATCAAAATACATCATTGCCAAGATGGGTAACAACAATCCAAACACTACCACCATGCTAAGAAAAGCTATCAAGAACCCCACTTCGCTATCTTCATTTGGTTTATTGCTAGGAGCATAAGGTGGAGGTATAGGGTAACGATCATCACCGCCCCTATTATTAGCGCTCTGTCTTGAAGCTGGTTTAGCATTTTTCGCCGTTGCCATAATGCGACCCTATCCTTTGCTTCTTGTTCTAATCTTTCCTTTTCTTGCTCCTCTTGCAACCTTTCAAACTCTTCCTGAAACCTTGACCACACCGCACCCAACGCTGGATCAACGCCGTAAATCAACAATTCCCTCAGTTCAACAGCTTGGCGCTCCAGCTCCATTTCTTGAAAAATGTTGTCAAGGGCTTGAGCTTTTAATGATTTACCCTTTGGCGGGTTTTTCTTTTGTTCTGCGGCTGCGGTTTTGACTTGTTCGTGGGCATCAAAAAATTTACCGATGTAACTAGAAATCTCCATTGTGATGCTGGTGACATCTTTGGAAGCCGCTTTGCAATCCTTGTAAAAAGATACGGCCTGCTTGATAGCGGCAATAGCGGCAAGGGCGGCTGTGAACGGATCAATTTACAGCCCCAAGACTTTTTTAACAAGCTCACCCGCCACGCCTGGCCCAAAGAGAACGCACACAATCACCGCATACAACAAGTATTCAATTCGCGTCATGCGCTTATCGCCATCGGTAAAAGACTTTTCAATAGCCGCATAACGCTCGGCACAAACCGCTTCGTGAACGGCTATTTTGGTGGTGTCATCAATCATGGTGCATCAGGCCAAGTAATAGTCCAAGGAAAACCAGTTTGAGATGGCACATCCCGCAAGGCTTGGCAATAATCTTTCCACGCTTGTGATGGTGTCATGTCACTGCGAAACCGCCAATCAGTCTCTGATAGCTTGGTGTCTCTAGTGGTGCGTACAGACTTGGCTTGCTCTGCATCCTTAGCAGCTTTGTAAGCGGCTTCATTCTGAGCAGCAGTGGTTACATTGCCTTCAGAATCTTCAGTGTCAAAGAACGATGGGCCAAGATTCCACTTGGTGTACCACTTGCCATCAATCTCCTCTACACCACCATAGACTGAGTATTGGTAGACAGTGCCACCTGTGGCTTGTGGGCCTTCAAAGACTACATCAGCGCCAAAGTCGTTGAGGGTTGCTTCGTTGATCTGTTGAGGGAAAGATGTGCTTAGGTGTACTTGACGAAATTCACTCTCGTATACAATTGCGCCTGTTTGTCTGATTCGTATTTGCATGATGTTTCCTTATGCGATTGCCAAGAAGATGTATGTGCCAGCATTCACATTGATTGCCGCCAAGATTGTGGAATTCAATGCAAAGCCTGTTGATACTGTGGTGACAGAACCAAGGGTAGCTACTTCAGCCGCTGTGCTGTTTAAAAGCAGGTATGGGTCTGTCAATACGGTCATGCCACGGGCTGTGTCGTAAACGTACCAATCACCGCTTGCGTCTGTGCGTTTGATGAGTACAAACCTTGCCCCGCCAGCACCAAAGCCGCAGTTGATGGTTTGAGTTGTGCCGTTTCCTGTGTATGAGCCTACTTTAGATACACCAGCGCACGTTGCAAATAGGTAGGCGACAAAAGTTGATGCACTAGCGTTAACAACAATTGAACTGTCAATAGAAAACACAGACGCTGTTGGGGCTGTGTTATTCCAATATGTATTAGTATCCTCGCCATCTGCTGCATTTAAACGCAAATTCTTTGTTGCTCCTAAAGTGCTTGAATACACTTGCCAATTACGAACATCACTTCTGCTTTTAAAAATCATCAATTCAGGCGCTACTGTCAAGTTATGAGTCACAGTCCTTGCAACTCCCGTCCCTGTATAGCAAACCTCATCAAAAAACGATGGGGCACGTTGTAAATACCAATTTATGTAAGACGCACCCGAGGAATTTGCTATTGCATTTGTTCCAAATGTTACACCTGTGTTTGAAAATGTAAGAGTGCTTGCTCTTGTTTCTTCAGCAGTTGTTGCATTTGAATAGATTGCTTGGTCACTACCACGCAATTTATCAAAGAAAGGTGTTGCACCCGTGTAATCATGCGGTCTATTAACAGGAATAATCAAATC